CGCATAAGGCCTTGAACAGGATCAAGGGCAGAAGCAAGGTTTACAATCTGACGACCTTTTTCTCTTACCCCCTCTTTAAGCTCTGGTGGAATAAAAAAGCCAATTCCCCCAGACTTAGTTTTGACCCGTGGGCCGCGATTGGTTTCTACTGGTGCTGGAACGTCAGCCATTATCGCCTCCCTAGTGAGACAATGCCTTCAAGGTTTCGTCTCAACGGGGCTATAAATGTTTGTCCACGCGTCGGTTGCGTTTGTTCCGCTATAATCTCTTCTATTTGAGGAGGTGCGGGCGTCAAAAAATTGTCATTATCGTCTGAATTAAAAATCATAGGAGGATTGGGATTAGCAAATTCTGGAGTTAAGCGCAGGCGTTCCATTAAAGAGGGTACTTCCCCAGCTTGTTCGTTCAAGAATTGTACGGCGGCGGGGTCTAAACTATCTCCAATCGGCACATTCGGTTCAACCCGTTGTTTTGAAGAAGGAACTCCGCCGCGAATAAAATTGCCAATCGCGCCTTGGCCTGCAAAATAATCACCAATACCAGACGTACCAATGTTAATGCCCTTTGCCCCTAACCCACGCTCTTGGTCATAGCTACCATATGGTCTAAAACCTGCAAGATTTGACAAGGATGCAATGCCCCCTTGAGTTTGAGCGAAAGCTTCGGGCTGGTTTTTCTCCGCGTCGAGGTACATTTGTTCAGATACATACGTCCCCGGATCTCCCGCAAACGCACCTGTGTCCGCCGACGAAAACCTAGCCCCGCTTCGTCCGGGTCCGCCGCCGTCAATAAGATCCGCGCCGCTTGTGTAACCGCCAAAAAAACCACCGCCTTGGTAAGTAGATGGAGAAAAGTTTGTATTGATATCCGCGTTTGTTACGCCACGAGATGCCCTATACTGTTCGGCTCCTTGAGGATTGGTCTTAGCCATAGTACGCGCGGTCCGCGCTTCGAAGTCTTTGGTTTTTTCTTTGGCACCAAAACCCATTGCCAGATCGTCAAAGAAACCCATCGTCTACTCCATTAAGCTTGCTATGCCGCCGCGACGGAAGGTCCGTGGCCGTTGAACCAACATACCCGATATTGGGTCATTTGGGAACAGGGCGGCGTATTGTTGCCGAACCTGTGGATTCGTCCCCGCCCCGCTAGTCATGGGGGGTTGCGGAGCGGGGAGAGCCGCCTGAGTGGTGGGAGTGCCTACAGGCGGCGACTGGTTAGAAGCTTCTTCTCGTGCTTTTAAGATTTCTCTTGCCCGTTCAAGGGCTGGATTAACTTCTTGTTCAGGTAATTCAATATCTACCTCTTGAGCAGGTTCGCGAATAACGCTTGGTGCGGCCCGTCTAATTGGAGTCGTTACTGCTATAAAACCCTTTTCTGTCAATTTCTTGGTAAGAGTTTTAGCAATAGATGCCCTTTCTTTCTCAGTTTTTCCCTTTGCTAGCATTGCAGCAAGCAAATCGGGATCTCTAAACATTTCAGACATAACGTCCATTTTTAAAGCTTCGGGGATCTGGTTAAAAACTTTGTTGTAAACACCTAAAAAAGCTTTGGAACCTGCGCCTGCGGCAACAAGTTGACCCGACCCTGTATCGCCCGGAATTAACCTTTGCATACTTGAACCCACAGAAGAACCTGCAACGCGCAAATAGAAATCCATCATCGGACCTATAGTTCCAGCAATATCTTCCAAATTAACGTCGCCCTTCGCTGCAAAACTTTCCATTTTTACAAGTTCCGTGGTTAGGGTGCGTAATTTATTTATTTCTGTTGTGGACATAACATCATTTTGTGTCATCCAATCGGCTAAAGAAACGTTTCCCTTTGAATTTCTATGTGGTGCAAAAATTGTATCGAAGAAAGTTCTTGAGCTAAACGTTCTGCTAGATCCCCCCGCCTTAACCATAGCCGCTTCGATGAAAGCTGTCCGTAAACCTTCCATAGCATCTTTTTTTGTGTAAGTTTGGTTGCCTACTTGCCATTCATCTGGCGCATTTTTGACTACATTAAGTAAGTTATCCCAAGATTGAACCGGTTTTTTCTGGTTGTTTGATAACGCGATTGCAGCGGCAGTAGCAGGGTTTTCGGTGGCATCTGGCAACAGATCCATAAAAGATACAGTGCCTTTCAAAGCGTCTCGTGCTTCCCGCTCCTTTTGGGCCGTCTCATCCAAAAGGTTTTTCGCAGTTACTGAATTTTCTAAATCAGCTTTCAAAGCGGGCATTGCTTCTAGTAAATCAGCGTTGTTAGGGTTTTCCATCCAACGACGTAATCCTACCATGCTTATTTCTCCAGTATCTGGATTATAAGCATTGGCACGAATGTTTCGGATCATTAACTCTAACGTTCCGCGGATATCGGAGGTTGTTTTTACAGCGCCTTCAACTGTTTGCAACACCTCTGGATACTGTGACAAACTTTTGCGATTATTGCTTAACCAACGGTTTAAACGCGCTGTATTCATTAGACCAGTTTCTTCATCACGCGAGTATTTCATTGCACGATTAAGAGTTCGGGTTAGATTTGGATCCCCGCGTTGTTCAGATAACGTTGTAAAAGCTTGGGTTAATTCAAACTGACCAATCATATCTAATTGTTTTGTTCTCATTGACCCCGCGTCCGCAGAAAAAATCTTGTGAGCAACCTGATCCGGCAGAATCTTTATGCGGCCTGTCTTTTCATCGGCAAGTAAGTCGTTGGCAAAGGTTCGTGTAAAAGCATCGTTCAAAGCTCTGGAGTAAGCACGAGCCGTATTATAGGCCGCGTCATCTGTATCGGCGGCGTCTAAATCATCCATAAGTTTACGCGCAAAGCCAAACGCTATATTTGCTCCGTTTGAATCCCCTTGAGCGTTAAGCTTCTTCCCAATATTTATAGAAGTGCTGTACATGTCAAAGATTTCATTTGCGGTTATTCCCGCAACGTCATTAGCGACGTCTGGACCCGCTCCTTCTTCAAAAGTTCCGCGAGAGAGGCCCGCTTGTAATCGCGCTCTTTGCAAATCCGCGGCACGATCAATAGTAAGCGCCATTCTTTGAACCATTCTTGGATCATCGTAATCACGAGAACGTGTGCGATAATACTGAGACTCTTGCCGCAAAAATTCAACCGCTTCATCGGGATCCATTTCGCGGGCTCTTTCAAGAAGACCTTCAACACGAGTTCGGTCATCATCCATTAGCTGACCTAAACTTTCTTCATATCTCCCTAAAGCACGGCTTTCGTCCGCGGACATGTCCAAGTCAGCCCGAAGTTCCGCATCTATTTCTGCGTCATCTAAAAGCCCTAACTCTTCTTGCTTTCTTTTGTAAAACCTAAAAATAGGTGTCAACTCACCAGACAACGCGTCTTTGGCTTCTTTTGTAGTAGGTAAACGGTCATCCAAAAATTCAACAAACATTGGACGGTCTATTTCGTTACCGTCAAGATCTGTAAAAGTATCAATCACAAATCCACGGTTCACGCCTCTCCACAAACGTTTTTCGTTCACGCGAGCCGCGGCCAAACGCTCTGCTAAAATTTGTTGAAAAGCTTCTCCTAACTGAGCTTGCCTTGAATCTGGACTGCCTATTGCCTGAAAAGCGTCAAATAATTTCCTTGAAGCCTTTGCGAGATCCCCAGAAAGTTCGTTTTCAAAAATGGCTTGGGCAAAAACAGCGCCTTCCTGAATTGCTTCAGGGGAATCACTTGCATACAAGGCCGTAATAGCATTTCTAAGAGCCCTTGTTGCCGTGACATTAGCAGAAGCTCTTTCTTTCCCAACCCCAGCACCCGCTGTTTTTTCTAATGCTTTTTCTAATGCTAAAATTGCAGGAGAACCTGATTTCAACCCTGCGGTTAAATTAATTGGTTGGTCATTTTCGTCTACTAAAAGATCAGTAAATTCTTGAGATGCCAAGCGTTTGATTATTTCTTCAGGATCTTCCCCTGCTTCTTCGATTGTTTCTAAAATATAGTTAGTAGCTTGACGTTTTCTTTCATCCCCTAGATATTGTATGGCTTCGCCAACTCTACCTTCTTTAACCGCTCGCACACCTTTGGGAATAAGCGCTAAACCCTTAACTAAGCGTGTTCCAAAAAGATCTGCAATAACAGAGAAAGAAAGCCCTCCGCCCATTTCCATCGCAAGCCTTGGGAACATTTGACCGGGATAAGCTTTTTCTGCGCCGTAAGCTCCTGCTACGGAACCTGCTCCAGCAATTCCTTCAAAAGCGCCAAATGTAAAAGGTGCGGCTCTTGCGGTGCCGCCCATTCTACCTACAGATTTTTCTAAAAAATCTACTGCGCTAGTTGAAATAGATTTTTGACCCCCAAGCGTTTTTCTGGCAAGTTCAACTCCAAAATTAAGTTGTTTTGGAAGCATAAAGGGCATTGCGCCAAATGCTAAAACACCAGTACCTGTTCTGCCCGCTTCGTATTTTTCACGATGAAAAGGGTAAATAATTGGTTCATCGGTAACTTTTTCAGCAACTTCATCACCAATCATATAACCTGCCATGCCTGTTATACTGCCTAAAACTAAGGGAACTCCTATGCGAACCGCAGCCGTGACGGGGGAGGTCGGGGGAACTCCTGCAACAAGCTTTTGCCCTAACGAAAAACCACCCATAAAAGTCGGTACGGATACCGCAGTAGGAATGGCCTCTCTCTTCATTCCTTGCAAAAATGTTCCGGTTTGAATGGGATTCCCGTCCAGATCCTCAGACAAAAGTTGAATTATTTCCCGGTCTGGTACACCTGCGTTACGATACTGTTCGTAAGTCATTTCTGTACCGAAGCCACTATTAAAAGTATCTATCATACCTTTGGCAACACGCGCCTCAACGGTGGCTTCTGGTACGTCTTCGTCGCCCATCCCATAAGTTTGGAACAAAGAAGTAAGATCGTCTTGAGAAAAAATTAGTTTTGGTTGTTCTTCCGCCATATCAATTTCCCGAAGGCCCCGTTTTCTTTTGTTTTTCTTTTGCAGCATCCAAAGATTTCTGCAAAATATCTTTTCCCGCCTCAAAAGAATCTCCGCTGGTGTTAGCAAAGATAGTTTCAGCGGGCCCTAATAAATCGTTCAAACGATCTATTTCAAAGAGCTTTTGGTTAAGACGCGTCATTTCAGAAGATTCTATCGGATCACCACTGGCTATTTTGGTTAAAATACGTTCCTTTTCAAAAGTAATTTCTTTGCGAAGAAGAAGAAGTTTACGAGCTTCTGTTTCAGGGTTTGCAAGCAACGTCTGTTCGTTTGGAAACAATTGTTCTGTAGTTGCAAGATCCGCAACCGCATATCTTGGAGAAGCTGCAAGTGCAGATCTACCAAGAACGCGAATCATACGAACAAACTGACGAGCATCTTGAGTTTCTATAGCAAGGTCTGCCCCTGTAATTCCACCAACTACTGCATCAATTCCTGCGTAAACTTTGCTCCAGAAACCTGTACCCGTCCTTGCAGACTCATACGCGTTTTTAACTAAAGCTCTTTCTTCTGGGGTGCCTTCAAAATTTTTAATAATGGATAAATCCATTTCTTCTAAAGCTTTTATTGCAGAGGCTCGCATCCGTTCAGTTTTGTTTATTTGATATGCAACGGTATCACTAATCGGCATTGCTCCACCGGGCACCGTTTGAGATACACCTTCTTGATCTACATACGTCTTTCCGCCATCGTAGCTAGTAAAGACACCCTTCTCTGGTATTAAATAACCTTTCGGAGTTACGCTTTCTGTGCTTATGTTTTGAAGTTTTCCAGTACGACCGTTTTCTAGTGCGTTGTTTACTTTTTCCAGTAATTTTTTACCCGATTTTGAGTTAAGATCACTTAGCACAGACTGTTGTGTTCCAGATTCGTCAACGTAAGAGAAGATTTTGTAGTCTGCATCTGGAACTTCAGGATCACCCAACGTGGCTAAAGGCTCAGTATTTCCTGCCGCGAGTTGAGTTGTATCGAACACAACAAGCTGACCTTGCGCATTTTGTCTGATAACAATGTTGTCACGCTTTTTAACTGTTTCGGCCAAAATTCTAAGTTCTTTTTCTTCCTGTATGGCATTACGATAAGCCGTTCCATCCGTTGACCAACTTTCTGATCCAATCAACTCTTGAACTTTCGGAGCGCCCTTTGAAAAGGTTTTGACGTCTTTGCCGTCAATAGAATACAAAGTCACTAATTCAGTGGCGTCTATATAAGGTTGCACTTTATCGCGGTGTTTTGACAACTGAGATTTTGTTAAATACAGATTTTGCCCCGGAGACAAGGTTTTTGAGGTTCCGTCCGGATTTGTAACGGTAAACGCGTTTTGAACTGTAACAAACTCAGTGTCTTCACCAGTTACACCTTGTTTTAAAATTAACGCCTGTTTTTCAATAAAAGGTGCAATGGTTTTTGCATTGTAAAACTCTTGTCCATCGGCCACCGCTGCATTTGCTAATGCCCTTACTTTTGCAGCATAATCTGGAGAAAAAAGATCTACTGAACCCAAAAGTTTTGGAAGCCCGTCTTTGTCAACGGTATAAAAATCTTCAAACTCCCTTTTTTGAGGTTTTTTCTTAGCTTCCGCCACAGCTACTGCTTGAGCAGAAGCCGCTTCTTGAGCTTGTTCTGTTTGAGCTTGCCCAATTGATGTTTGTAGAGCCGCGGTCCGCGTTTGAAGATCTTGGGCCTCTTGCGCTTTCTTAGCGGCTAAAACATCTTTACCCGCCTGTTGAAAACCTCCGACAACGTTGGAACGTGTTGCCGCATTAGCTAATCTTTCCGCAATTGTGTTACCTTGCGTCTCTCCCGCAAAGGCCAAACCAAAGTTGGCAAGGTTAAACATAGCATCGGATCGGGCGCTTTGACGATCTCGTTCTAATTGCGCTGCCCGCTCCTCCGCTGTTCCTGTAATTTCTTCAAACAGAGGCTGGAATTGCGGGAGCATTTCTCTTGCTCGCTTAGGAACACTTCTGTTTCCGGTAGGAGGAGTTCCTTCTCTAAAGTGACGGACCTCTACGGGCCCACCCTGCCTAAAATTTTGGGGTGGTGTGTTTCCCGCCCCCTGCATCATTAAGCCGCCTAACCCTTGGTCCATGCCTTGGTCCATTTGCGTGTCGCCCGCAACCTTCTGCATTAACTCGCCAATGCCGCTGTCCATCGCCCCCTGCTCTGTCATCATAATGGCAGGCTGGGTCAAAGCCAAAACGGACTCTGGCGTTTGGGCCGCGTCCCGTTCTCCAACAAAGTTAGCAAGCTCCTGATACCGCGCTTCTATGGGAGCCGCATTGCCCCGAAGCGCGTCAATCGCAGATTTAACATCAGTAGCCGCATCTATGTTACCCATTGTGCGAGCCGCTACTTCTTCCCCAACAGCCTGCCCCTGCATTTCAGCTTGGGCCGTTGGTTCCGCAGGCGGCATCATAGGTTGCTGCACCATGTCTTGCGGCATAGGCTGCGCTGGACCGCCCATCTGACGGAACAAAGGACGCTGCATTACGCCGCCCATCGCTTTGCCTAATATCTTTTTCTGCACATCTTCAGGCAGTGATCTAAAACCTTCGTTCATTTAAAAAATCCCCGCTTGTTTTGCGCCACTGGCCGCGCCATAGGCCCCTATACCCAAACCAACCGCTGTTTGGAAAGGATTAGCTGAAGGCATAGAAGAAACCTGCATTGTAGATGAACCCGTAGGCACTCCGCTATAAATATCAGACAAGAAACCATATTGTTGGAACGGCTGCGAATAATTTTGCAAGTTAGTCATTCGCAAAGCATCTATTCCCGCTTGATCAATCCCGCGCTCTAAACCACCAGTGGTCATTAATCTGTCAATGTCCGCGGCGGTCAACGCGCTTCCCATTTGACCCAAGTTACTGTAGTTCATGGCAAGATTTCCAAGACCCATTGCGCCTTGTTGTGCACGCCCCTGCTGTTGCTCAAAAGCTTGCTGCGCTCGTTGCGCCGCGCTTTCATACCCTGCTTGACGCATCTGAGACGCGGTCCGCGCTTGTTGATCCATAATTTTTTCGGATAACAGGGCTTGCTCTACTCCGCCTCGTGCGCGACCAAAGCCTCCTGCCATAGCTTCTCTTGCGCCCAAGTCCACGCGCTGACGTTCGCCCGCTCTCGCAACGTCTTGTAGAGCCTGTGAAACCGCAGCATCCTCGTAAGGATTCATAAATGCGCCAATACCAGAAGGATCAAACTGTGCCGCAGGGGCTTGTAGTGTTGAACTAGCGTCTTTCAAATATTCCGCAGATTGATCTAAATACTCTTGATAACCGCCAATACCCTTAGACGCTAAATCAATAGCCGCCTGTTCTCCGGTGGAAATTTCAGCGGTTTCATACTCTGGAGGACCAAACAGTTGGTCTTGGGAAATATTTCCAACCTCTTCCACTTCTCTGCCTAAGCGTTCCGCAATCGCGGCGTCATCTAAGCCTTGGTTCCGAAGGTTTTGAACGTTTTGACCAAAAACCTGATTTTGCACTAATCCCTGAGTATCGTCCAGCAAACCAAGGCGGTAGGCTTCAATCTCAGGATCTTGCCTGTTAATTACTGTTTGTGTTTGCTCCGCCATTAGGAAACCACCCCGCCTTCAAAAGCTCTCATTATATCATACATTTTATTAACTCCGGCCTTACGGCTACCGTCTCCCGCTCCGCGCACGGCACGTGCAGTCATAACAAACTCTCCGTCTGATAACATTGCTGGAATGTCGTCAGAAGTCTCTGTGCCGGGGCCCGCGATATATCCTTGACGACGCGGGAACTCCATCTCACCACCTTTAGCGGCGAACATGGGACGAACTTCTTCAACTCTTTCGCGTCTACGTGGCGCTATAATCGGGCCTGAACGGTAACGTTCCGGATACATCTCCATTAGCTCGCGACTAGAATATGGATACGGATCTTCCACATCATCTGCTTCTTCTTCGTCAAACCCACCAGCAAGTGCCAAGGCTCCCAAACCGCCTGCTATGGCTCTGCCCGTGTTTAAGCCGCCAGAAGCGCCCGCTTGTTTAAACAATTCTGCTTTACTTGCATCACCTAAATTAGCAAAGGCCTCTGGAGTTAAACCAGAAATCTGTTGAGCGGTCTGTGGATCACTATAAAAGAAGTCTTTTGTTGTACTCGCCGCTCGATTTAAAAAACCGGGTTGTTCCGCTGACGCCGCCGCTTTACCCCCTAAGCCCAAATCTCCAAGCGGATCGTCCCGCAGGTCAAGCATTCCCTTGGTTTGATCAACCGCTTTAAATGGATTAGTGCCCGTCATAAGAGCGCCTGCACTTGAAACCAAGCCACCCTGTATCCCAGACTTAAAGGCGTCCTCTATGCTACCGCCTTGAATTAGCGAACCAACGCCGCCTGCCAAAGCACCCGATAAAAACGGGCTCATGCCCGGAAATAAGAAGGAAGTCGCTATCGGCAACAGAACAGGAGCGGCCTTTTTAAAGATATCTTTAATTCCGCCAATCAAATCAAAGGCTTCTTCATACCCCGTCATCGGATTGACGTTCATCTGACCACTGCCAACCGTGTACTCTTGCATGTCACGGCCCGTCTGTTCAAACAAATCCCGCACCGTCTGACGAACTTCAGGGTTATCCACCATTCCCTTGGGCAAAACCACCTCAGACTTAGTAGCGTGGATAACCTCTGTATCGCCGTTGCGGCCAAACTCATCTATGTTGGAGGCAAGAAAAGAACCAAGGCCCGCGGCCACTGGTCCGCCGTCCGCGTAACCTTCAAAAGCTCCTTGAAAAATTCTGTTTCCAAAACCCTTGATCAGACCGCTGGGCGGTTCTACGGCAGGTTGAAATGACATTCCCGCAAAGGGTTGAACTTGGTTTTTAAATTGCGGGGCTCCTATTTGCCCGCCACCGCCTAAGTCAAAACGCTCTTCCGCCATATCTCTAACTTCTTCGACAAACGGTTCGACCTTCTCTTGCACAACGCTTTGAGTGAGATGCTGACTCAACATATTTTTGAGAGGAGCAAACACACGGTCATCCAAGCCTCCCCCCAAGCCTCCTATTCCTACCTGCATAGGCGGACGGCCCATAAAAGGTGAGGTGTTTTGTTGAAAAGGCATTTGCATCATTGTCATCACCGTATTTTAGAACACTGTACCAGAAGTTTGTAATAGTTTCTATGAAGAACTTACCGCGGCACGTGTATCCACCCTTAGCCAATTTGATCCATCGCCAAACGCAACAACCGGACTACCCGCCGCACCGTTTGAAACATATATTAATGTGCCCGTCTCCACAGTAGGTAATGTCGAGACTGTATATGTAGGCAACGGCATACCCACCGTGTTGTTTGCCGCAGTAGCCGACTTTAACCTAAGCACCGTATTACTCTCATATATAGTGCCAACTTCGTCTGAAGCTTGTGCAGACGAAGGTATCTCAATCAAGATAGGCTTTGCTATAGCAGGGTTTGTAATCTGAGTTGCAAACACAGAAAACGACCTGACAACTTCCGACATATATTGTTGAGTATATTCCGGTGGGGGAACGGGAAAAAACGGAATGGGTGCAATGGACATTATCTTCTCCCATCCGGTCTTATGTCAACGCGAGGAATACCTAACCGCCATAAAACTTCATTATCCGTAGACTGGACCTTAAATCTAAAACTACGACCTCTTAGTCTGGTCTGATACTGACTTGTATATTTATCTACGGGGACACTTTCCGTCTTGGTAAGAGTGTTGGTATTAGTGGTTTGCGCGGGTAATCCCGGCGCATTTTTTGCGCTTAGTATAAAATCCACAGTAGTGTCGTTGTTAGTAGTTTCTCTGAAATTTAAATCAGGTAAGACCCTACTTACAAAGGAAAACTGATTGCCGTCTGAAATCCCAAGATCCCCAGACTCAATAAACGACGCGGTGTTCTGAGTCTCGTCTGTATAAACTGACCCAACCTCATGGCTATATAAAAAGTTTTGATCTCCCGCGCCTATTGGTAGTGCAGATATCCCACGATCTAACCAAGCGGTTCTAGATAGTTTTCCAACGTACCACAGTTTTTCAAAGTAGTTGTAAACAACGTAACTGTCGTTTTCCGTAGAATCCGCGGAAGGGTAAAACCACCAAACCTCTCCAAAAGAAATGTTGGACCCCGACGCAACCTTATCAGACTGCCCTGTATTAAAGTCATTAAATACATGGTCCCGAACCGTGCAAGGAATACGCTGTACGGCACCTGTGTAAGAATAAAACTCTGCGGCTCCCATCCAAAAGACGGCATCATCTACTGCGACAGCGGCTTTAGGGCTGGCAATACTTATGTTGCTAGAAATAAGGTTGATACCAAAGGTAAATGGTGGCCCAACAAACTGCATTGCGTAGATGGCAACATCTGTAAAGACAAGGATTTGCTGCCTTGTTTCTACAGCTTGAACAATCTTTGACCCCGAATCGATTCTTAAAGAATCGGCACTGTTTGTTTCTGTTGGATACCAATCAATTGGATTAGCTTGACTGGAGAACCTAATTAACATCGGGTCCTGTGTGCCGTCTCCTTTAGCTGTTGAGGGCGAAGCACCCAATCCATCGCAGCCAAATGCAATCACATGCCTGTCACGATCTGATAAAAGTACTTGTGCGGCTTTCTGTGGCACAGACGTAGGACTTCCAGATATCGTTGAAAGCTCTACACCGCGTGTACCAACCCCAGTTGTTTTTTCCCAGTAAAATACCTGACCATTACGCTCGTTAAATATAAGGTCTTCACCAAAGTTATCATGTGACCATATGCGAAGATTACTTGTACCGGTCTGAGTTCCAGTTGCGATACCTTCCCCCCAGCCGTTTAATTCTGTACTTGAATCAGCATTGGCATCTGTAGCCAAAATAACGGACGCTTGATCACTATGGCTAGACGCAGAAGTGCCTTTTACCCCGCGAGTACATCCTTGCAAATCATTAGAACTTACAGAACCAACCGTAACTAATTCTGTCCCACCTATTAAAATAGTATCTCCCGCAGTAATCCCTGTGCTAGACACAACAGGAACCGTGGTAACAGAATTGTTTATAGACGCTGTTAAATTTGTTGTTAGGGCACCATCATTAGTTCCACCCCAAAGACCCGCGCCCCATCCAATACCCTGTACAGAAGTATTTAACCCTGTTCCAATCTGGTAAGCAGCCGTCCCCTTAATTCCTCCTATCCATGTGTCATTAACTAAAGGTGTAAAACTTAGACCACCTGAAGCGGTAATACTTTCTATGCTACTTACTGACCTAGCAACCACCTTATAAGTGTTTGCATCTACGACTTCCGTAACCTGATACTCTTGTGAAAGAACACTACCCGTCATTATAGAAGAAGCATTATCAAAATAAAAAGAGTACGGGCCGGGATCTCCTGTTGTACCAGAACCACCTGTATGATTGGTGATTAAAAAAGGATGTAAAGTATTTTCAATGTAGCTTGTGTAGGTAGCGTTTGTCTGTTGACCAATAAAGTATTTCGCATACTCCAAAGCATCGTCGGCGCTAACGGAACCGTCATCTGTAATATCACCAACAGGGCGAGATCCTGAAATAATCGTGTCTTTAAACAAGGCTTTTGCATTATTTGTTGAAGAGTTAACAGCAGCGGAAAGAATGCCTATAGTTAAATCTTGTATAGCAAGAGCGTTAGCAGAGGCAGAAGCGGAACCATCATAAGTGTTTGTTGTAAAAGTTACAAAATCATCTACAACACAACCGTGATTAAGATCCGTTATTGTAAGTGTTGACGAGTTTGATCCAGCTACAATAGAAACAGCTTCTCCAGTCGCCCTTAAAGGCGTAATATCTTTATAGTCTGTACCCTGCTTAATATAATACTTCTGTTCAGTCCCTACGCCTAAAAACTTTTCTCCGCTGAGAGCAACCCATTCATGTAATCCACGGCACTGACCAAGAAAAGCTTTATCGGAAGTTGAACTTTTATCCCAGCCGTTAAGCTTCTCTGGATAGCCAAACCTAAAACGAATTTTATCGCAATCAATCCAGCCGTTCTCCTCAGAGTAAGGAGTGATCTCTTTGTTGATTCCAGCTTTAAATCTTAGGTCTGTATAAGGCATTTAAAACTAACTCCAACTTACCTCAGAGGTAAATACTGTTGCAACCCAACGAATATTAGTTAGGTTTCGTCCTACTACTGAAATGCCTAAAGCATTGTTAGTATTATCCGCCGCCAAAGTTATTGTAAGAGATGAAGAATACGCATTATACCCTAATTGGGAACCAACCGTTATTGTGCCGCTGTTATTTTTAGCATACCCCGTGTATTCGTACATATAAGAGTCGGTGCCCCCGCTATCCTGCCGACCTATAATAAGGACTTTAAAGGCCATAGCAGCGCCCGTTTCCAACACTACTTGATTACTTCCAGAGGCGGCACCCCCATCCGTAGTTAAAACTACTGTGCTGGTTGAATTTACTGTCAAACCCCGCAAAACATACGTTCCAGTTTGTGCATCGCCTTGGTTTGCAAAATAGCCTGACGCAAAAGCTTGTTGTCCAACTCTACGCGCTCTGGAATAGTGCCCCAACGCCATTCCATAGCTAGTGTCTGCTTTAGCAAATACGCCTAACGCTACCGATTTAGCCCCACTCGCCGTTGCCGTATCCCCAATCGCGATAGCCTCTGCGTTTGAGGAAGAAGCCGTGTTTCCTATGGCAATGGAGTAATTTGAAGCGGCGGAGGCTTGAATCCCTATTGCAATACTGTCATCACCCGCAGCGCCAAAAGCCGCATTGTTGTTAATGTTAATCGCCAGCGACCTCTCACCTGTTGCTTTAGATTTACCTATCGCAACCCCCCGCTCTCCATCCGCCACCGCATGGCTTCCAATAGCAATTGCATTGTCTCCTGTTGCGGAGGGGTCTGTGGCGCTTACAGGGTTTTGACTAAATTGAGAATTGTCACCTACACGAACCACCGCCTTGCCGCCCATTCCGGAATGATTTGTGCAATAATAATACAAAAGGGTAGGAGCATCTTGTTCTAATCTTATCTGAGTATACGCTCCCGCACTTCCCGGCGTACCCACCGTTGTAACACCTGTGGTAAATGGGGCAGAAGGCGAGTTGTTATCATTCGTGGAGAAAGCTAAGGGGTGCGTAGCGTTTGTACCATCAGACTGATCAAACCTATATGTAACAGAGGGTTTAAGCTGAACGGTTTGTTGCAGAGAGCCATCAATATAGTATTTATTACCTGAACCGGGATTTGCTACTGTAACTGCAATTGTTGCAACAGGCATAGAGATTGCATTAGAAAACGCTTCTATCGCCGCACCTGAACCTGCGCCATCGGCTAATACCGTAGCGGAATCACCTGCCGCAATGGTCACATTTGCTCCGCTGCCCTGAGTAATAATAACGGTCTGGTTGGTGCTGTTTACTAGCATATACATTCGGGCACGATCATTCTGCTCCAGAGTAACTGTGCAAACCCCGCCGGGGGTGCCCGTAAACTTTATAGCTTTATAGTGCCCGTCTTGGGCCGCAGAAGGCTGCGCCGCAACGGGAAGAGTGTAGGACGTACCCGTAAGAGCAATAGAGGCAAACCCATTCGCAGCCCTGTCTAATATCTGCAAGTTGACGTTGGTACTATCCCCCCATGTACCAGCTTCGTCGCCCGTGGATATTAACTTTACGCCATTAGTGCTTGTATATGTAGCCATCTGAACCTACCTGAAAAGTTCTATAGAACTTATTATATTTGAATTACCGTATTTAAGCAACAAGTGTCCACTCTGGGTCATCTGAAGGAGTTATTTCTGTCCAGTTTGGATCTTGCGTTGGGTCTATAAGAACCCAGTTTGGATCTTGCGTTGGAACTATCAAACCATACACCATTACCTGCCCAATGGAAATTGTCATCTCCACGCCAGTAACCGCGATCCCCGCGACGAAAGTAGCATCTTGGCCCGTTAGAGCAAAAGACCCCGCATCTGCAATTAACTTTCTGGTGCGAACAAAGTCTACAGCTTGACCTGTAAGAGTAAACGAACCTGCACCCGCAGGCATACTTATTGCGAGATTAAATCCAACGTCTTGCCCTGCAAGGGCAAACGAACCTGCACCCGCCTCCAGTAAGACGCCTAATTTTAAATCAACAGTCTGCCCTGTAAGGCTGAAGGAGCCATGATTCGCAGTAAAGTTATAGTTTCTGGCTTCAACTAAATCCGCATCTTGACCCGTTAAGGAGAAAGACCCTGCGCCAAAGGCTTCTGTTAAGGATTTTTTAAGTGTCGCATCTTGGCCTGTTAGAGCAAACGAACCCGCATCCGCCTCTAATCTTGCGCCAACAACAATAGAAACATTTTGCCCTGTCAGAGCAAAGGAGCCTACCCCTGCGCTTAAATTAAGATCCTTCTTTAGTCCAACAGTTTGACCAGATAGTGCAAACGCGCCTGTCTCAAATATTTCGCCAATCAGGATACCCGCATTCTGACCTGTCAGCGCGAATGAACCCGTGCCCCCAGATATATTTATCTCGCGGTTTATGGTTGCAGCTTGGCCTGTGAGGGTGAATGAACCTACGTCTGCACTAAGTACCCTAGCTTCATTAAAGCTTGCATCCTGACCTGTAAGGGCGAAGCTACCCGTTTCTGCATTAAGAAGAGCGCCCGCAGCAAGAGATACGTCTTGCCCCGTAAGAGTAAAGGAACCTGTACCCGCGACTTCCCTAAGCGCTTTGTTGAACTCTACAGCTTGTCCCGTAAGCGCAAATGAACCTGTACCCGCGCTTAAAGCTCTTCCCTTGTTAAGATTTACTGTTTGCCCCGTAAGAGTAAATAAACCCGTACCGCCAGATAAATTAAGCCCTTTATCTAAATCAACGCTCTGCCCTGTAAGAGCAAATGATCCTGTGCCCGCAGATAAAACTACAGCTTTATTTAAAGTAACGGCTGGACCTGTAAGAGCAAAGCTACCTGCCCCAAAGCTTTCGCCAATACCAAAGTCAATTTCTTGCCCTGAAAGAGCAAAGCTGCCCGCCCCAAAATCTACAGAAAATGATTTTATAAGTTGTGCAGCTTGCCCAGTAACCGCAAAGCTTCCGACCTGAGCAATAAGTTTATTACCAAAGTTGGGATCAAGAACAGCAGCCTGTCCAGACAAAGCAAAACTGCCAGCATCTGCGGAAATGCGGACAGCCTTGTTCAGATTAATGCTTTGACCAGTGAGCGTAAAGCTCCCCGTTCCAAATGCTTCGCCAATTCCAAAGTCTACCGCACTACCCGTAAGGGCAAACGATCCAGTTGCTGCTGCCAACAAGTAAGCATTTTCAAAGTTGGCAGTCTGGCCCGTAAGCGAAAACGACCCTGTGCCCCCAGATATATTTACAGCCTTGTCTAAATCTACAGCTTGCCCTGTAAGAGTGAATGACCCCGTGCCCCCAGAAACATTAAGGGCTTTTACCATACCCGCTGTTTGGCCTGTTAATGTAAACGACCCTGTGCCGCCTGATAAAACAAAGGCATTTCCAAAGGCCGCATCTTGTCCCGTAGCAGAGAAAGATCCAGCATCCGCTGACATACGAACTGCTTTATTTAATGCAGATGTTTGACCAGTAAGCGCAAAAGCTCCTGTCTCAAAAATCTCTCCGATTAAAATACCCGCGCTCTGACCTGTCAAAGCAAAGCTACCTGCACCCCCGCTTACATTCAGAGCCTTAACGAAATCAGCGGTTTGACCTGTAACTGCAAAACTGCCTGTTGCTGCTGCAACATTTAATGCTTTATTAAGGTTAACCGTTTGGCCTGTTGCAGTAAAAGACCCCGCATCACCCGCTAAATTTAAAGCTTTATTAAGCCCAGCAGTTTGACCCGTTACTGTAAAACTGCCTGCTGCTGCTGACATAACAACAGCTTTATTAAGGCCGACTGTCTGACCAGCAAGCGAAAAGGCTCCAGTCTCAAAGATTTCACCAATAAGAATACCAGCGTTTTGTCCCGTAAGCGTAAAGCTGCCCGCTCCCCCCGCAACATTTAACGCCTTAGCAAAGCCCGCCGCTTGCCCTGTCAGAGTGAAAGACCCAACAGCAGCAACAAGATTGCGACCTACGTTTAGATCCGCAGTTTGCCCCGTAAGCGCAAAGCTCCCAGCATCTGCTGTTAAAGAATAGTCAACAGATGTAACCCCACTATCCGCTAGTGGCGCAGACGCTAATGGGGAGAAACCTAACATTTATTACTCCGGTTTAGTGGGCCAAGTTACACTAAATGGGAAACCTGATTGGTCTGTTATATCACGAAGTGATTGTCGGTAGGTTCTCATCGCAGATGTTAAAGTATTATCAGAAAGTGCAAGATAGTCGGTCTCACTTAGACGTTTATCTCTTTCATTTCGGACATTGTGTGCAGCTTCCTGTTCGGGTAAATTTGTTACAGAATATGTGTAGGACCATGCGCCTTCAGCGTCTTGCTCGAATGACCCATCAATGACCTGTTGTGTATTAGCGTCAAAGCTTGGTACGTCCGGGCGGGTATAAGCATATACATCGTATAAAGCTAATGTGGCAGATGGGATTGATTTAGGAAAACTTACATCTGGATTTTCTGCCTTCAATTGCCTTAATGAATACGCTGTTGGGTTATTATTTACAATTTTAAGATACATGATAAACTCCTTCTTTTTTCGAGTGCGTCAAAACCTAACATTACTGTATCCCCAGAAAGAATGTATCATCAGGAGTGTAGTAGTTCGTGGTACCGACGTTTCCGATAATATATGCTATTCTTATTATTTCGCCGCTTGTCCAAGTTCTCGATGGACTACAGCAAAGAGAGCAAAAAGGAACGGTCGCACCGCTGGTCTCCCTGTACATATAATAATCATACGTTGTCCCTTGAGACATTGTTTTCTCACCAAGGGTCATCGGTGAGCTAGGTTGTGAAATTCCACCAGCAGCGCCCGTATCACTGGAGCTAGTGCTGTGTGCAATAGTGAAACGATTAGCAGTATTGCCGAGCGCTACCGCATTAATAAATAGGTAGTTTGATTCAGCTTGAGAGGGCGTTATGCTTACACCACTGCCGACACTGCCAAGGTTGTGTTGAGAAGTGTGCGTTGTCCACCCCTGACCAATATTGGTTGCAGACCCAAACCACCATTGCTGGTTTATTGATGTCCCGCTTTCGTTTAAGACTTGGATGCATGCAATTGGCGCATCATTGTAATATGATGTAGCACCAGTTGCCTTGTGGATTAAATATAGCCTTCCCGTTCCGCTATAATTTTGTTGCACTTCGCTTACGCTGTAATTTGAAGTCGTCTCGTTCATGCTATCATTATTTTGAAACTCTGCCACAGAGTAGAACGCATTATACAAGTCCTCACCGCTGCCACCGCCTGCGCCAACTCCTCCTGCGCCCTGAGACTTATGCCAAAGCATTATGAACCATCTCCAACTAAAGCTCCGTACAAAGTGGTACTAACTTTCCAAATTGCTATAACAGTGTAACCAGTTGTTGCTAGTGTAGGTGCAGAGCCGCCGTTGTTCACCCAAGTCATTGTGGGCCATGTTATAGTGTAGGCAGTGCCATCGTCAATCATCAAGGTCATGCTTTCCCCTTCAGAAACACTATCTGTTAGGGTTGTGTTAGCAGATAAAGTTTTAGTTTGAATAGTTCCGTTGCTAGGGTCTAACGCAGTACCTGTTAGGTTGTATACAGCTTCATCTATGGCACCACTGAAAGCAGTATCCCCACTTAAAGTAGTATCCCCACTTAAAGTTAGGTTTCCACTTAAAGTAGCGTTACCACTAAGTGTACCAGAAAGAGTAGCTCCACTGATTGTCTTATTGGTCAGTGTATCTGAACTACTTGGTGTTACAACACCTGACGGTACGATTTTTGAGGATAGTTTTGCCATGATTTAACTTTCTCTAAGACGTAAGGTCAATTTCAATTATTTCAGTTTTGTATTGTAAAAAAAGCGAAGTACCGTCATTGTTGAAATCCATGCCTGTTATGGTTCGCGCAACAAAAGAAGCATCGAAGGTTTGTACATGACTTGCTGAAGTGATGTCCCACGGTGTACTAAGCGTAAATTCATCTACATCAGATTGATTTAATGAAGAATTAATGCCACAAACAAAAAGCTTATCGCCATTAGGTGATATTAAAATTTCAGCTGGTTTGTTTTGATACGAAGTTAAATTGAACTCTCGTGAAAATGATGCAGTTGAAAGATTCCATGCTGTACTAAGGGTATATTCTCGTACATCGTCAGAGTTATCTTCTACCACGTACATTCGTGTGCCGTCTGGTTTAAACCTAACTCCAGCAGGGTTGTTTGATATCGACACTGAAACGCTGTCATAAGACGCTGTGGTTATGTCCCATGCAGTACTAAGCGTCCAACTCCTTACACTATCGGAGTCAATATCGGTTAGGTACATCTTTGTGCCGTCTGGTTTAAAAGTTATACCAGATACACCATACGCATTTGTAGAAACTGACAGCGTAGAATTATAAATCGCAGTACCAATATTAAATGCACTGCTCATATTATACCGATATACTGCTCGTCTTGATGAGCAAGTCGTGTAAAAAGCCGAGCCGTCTGGCTTCATATACAGACCTGTTTGATTAATGTCATAAGATGAATTTGTTTGTACAAAGAAGCTGCTTCCAGAGGTATTGACCGCAGTAGGCCAACTAGCCGTTGAAATATCCCAAGCCGTTGAAAGTTCTATACCTGCAATTCTATCCTGCGACTCCCCTGTATAAAAAGCTTTCGTGCCATCAGACTTAAAGTAAATTCCATAAATCTGACTTGTTTTCACGTTGGTATTAAAAGCGGGATTCTCTGTCTGAAGTTCTTGACTAAAACTTGCTGTAGTGACGTTCCATGCCGTGGATAAATTGTACTCGCGTATAGTATTGTCGTTCTGACCAAAAACATCCTCTGTGATGTACATTTTAGTACCATCGGTTTTAAAAAAAACATCACGGGGGTAACTAGTAATTCCGGTGGATACCTCTCTGGAATACGAAACGGTAGTGACGTCCCATGCCGTGCTGAGATCGTACTCTATGCAGTTATCGTCATTACTGCCGGTAACGTACATCCTAGTGCCATCAGGCTTGAAGAATAAACCAGAGGGATAAATTTCGTGTGTTATGGTATATGTTGCATGGGCAGATGCGGTTGTAATATTCCACGCCGTAGATAGATCCCACTCTTCCACATAATCGGTGGTCGAACTGTTGATAAAATAAACTTTGGTGCCGTCAGGCTTAAATATCAAAGCGCCGGGATATCTCAATCCAAGCTCTACTTTGCCAAAATATGTATTAGTACCTAAGTCAAATGCAGTGCTGAGATTGTACTGGTGGATTTGGCGACTGCCGCCGCCAGTAAAATATACTTTTGTTCCGTCCGCTTTTAAAAAAACACCGCGAGGCGAAATATCCTTGTTCCCCACGAAAAGCCTTTGAAATTGTTTCTTTGGCTTTGGGCTGTCTAAGGTGTATGCGCCTTCTGGAACGCTAGCAGAGCTGCATTGCATCATAAGCCTTGAAATACTCATGACATAGCATCTCCAGCTTGGAAACCGTAGTACGTTGTTCCACCATCTTGCGTATAGAAGGCGTACACATCAGTCTCTCCTGATGCTGGTGCATCTGGTGCCGTACCACCTGCCCAATCGACACCGCTGGGCCAAGTAACCGTTACAGTAGCTGACGGTGTAACTTTTAAGGTAAAGCCGTAAGCAGTTCCTGATGCAGGAGGATTGCTGAATACATAAGTTACGTTAGCTGAAGGTGCATGAGAGAAAACGTTACCCGTTTCTAGGTCAAGTGTACTTGAGGAGATGGTTCCTACTTTCTCGTACTCTGCATCACCACCTTCGACACCAGCTTGTGCATATACTTGCCAAGTTGTACCATCGTAAAGGAATTGGACTGAAACACCGCCCACATCCATAGTCATATCAGCAGCATCACTCTCAATAGTAGAGCTGTTTCTTCCAATAGTGAGGTTATTGGTTGACCAGTCGTCCCCATCAGAGACCGTGACAATATCACCTGTAGAGGGAGAGGCAGGTAAAGTCAGTGTCCAAACACCACCTGACGTATCTGCAATAACCAAATCACCTGAAGAAGCGGTATAGTTAGCAGTTTTCCTAGAATAAGGCGCTGGAATATCTTCAGCCGTAGCCCCGATAAACACAGTAGCTGATCCGCTAAGGTTAATAGCTGCGTCTGAGTTGCTGCTTTCGCTCACCGTGCGTGAAAGGGTAGTGCCAGAGCTTGTATAGGTCCCTGTGCCTATCTCAAAGTTACTGCCATCCTCAATAACGTAGCGAACCACATCTGCATTAGATACGCCAGCATCTGCGAAGGTTTGATACCCATCCTCCGCAGAGCCAAGCGTAATGGTTCCAGTACCCGTTGTACTGGTGGACATCTTTGCCCTATTTTTAAGAACAGGCATAAGCTACCCCTTTATTAGGTTAGCTGAATAACACCGTTTGATGGGCTAAAGTCGATAGTAAACGTATCACCATCATTAAGAGTTAAGCTTGAGCCATAGTCATAATAACCAATGAGCGGGTCGGCGGGTGATGATACAGTGTCATTATAAATGTAAATGTACCGGAAGGCCGCAACACTACCGCCTGATGCAGTAAGTGTTAAATCTGCAAGGACAAGCTTGTAAACACCACCTGATTGTCCAGATGAAGTTGTAGTAAGGTTTCTAGAAGACAAGTTGCTGTAACTAATTTGGGTTACATTTCCTAATATGCCATTAGTATCCGCAGTTGGGTTAGAACTTTCTGACGATGGTGCTGTATTAGACAAAGCAATTACAAGTTGATCGCTTTCTAAGTCCATATTCTCTACTGCGTTTGCAACGAAGTCATTTATTTTAACGAAGGATGCCATGATATATCTCCTATGCTATCCTGATTATCGCAGATGTAGCATCCGCTGTGGGGAACTTTACTTCAAAACTAGAGTTATTAGCGACCCTATCTGACCCAAAATCTAACACAGCTATCGCTTTATTGGAAGCACTTGAGTTGTAAATCAAGGCTCCCCGTGCTGTGAAGGTCGCATTAGCCCAAGTTACATTGTCAAAATCTACCATGGCAGTAGTGCCTGATGACTTTGGAAAAGTCGCCGTTAGTGTTAAATTCTTTCCCCCAGCCGTATACGCCGATCCTGACGTATTCGTTATTTCATTCGATGTGCTATAAGCAGTTGTATCCGCTCCCAAAGAAGCCGCGCTTGAGTACAAGGCAATCTTAAAGGTAGCCGTGTCAAAGTCATGTTCGGCCTTTAGAAGCTCCACCTTAAAAGAGGTGCATGTTGTTTGAATTATAGCCATTGTATCCTCTTATTGTTTTGGAAGAATAACGCGTCCCACACGATAATCCTGCGTTGTTTCTTTAGATTCGCCCAACAATTTTAAACCAATTAAACTTTCTTGATACCTCTTGTCATACATGGCCATAACATCTTGCTCACCTTTCATAAACACGTAAGCT